TGTCATGCACGCTGTAGGGCTGCTCCTTGCCTGGCACGCGCACAGCAAACCCGATAGGCTCCACCTCGCCCAGGTCATCATCTTCACCAGGCACCCGCTCGACCAGGGGCTGCAGCTCAACATGCTCGACCACTTCGACCACCTCGGCCACTTCCGCGACGGGCTCTAAAACCTCTGGCTCAGCTGGCGCTGCCAACTCCACCGGCTTGGCCACCATGTCAAGGGGGTTTGCAGGGGTCTGGCGGGGCGCTGGAGCGCTTTTCTCTTCAGCAGGGTAGTCATGGGCCTCTTCGGCTGTGATCAAGCCTGTAAGAACGTCAGCAAAGGCATCGCGCAGGGCGAAGCCGCGAGCTCGCATCTGCATCATGCGCTTGGGGTATGCCTGCCATGGGCCTGTCTTGCCCCACAGGCCAGCTCGCTTGGCATCTTCGACAGAAAACTTGAAGATCACTGAGGTGCGGCCTTTGCGCTTGGCCACGCAGACAGCCACGGGGTTGGGTGTGCCTTCGTTCTCAAAGTATTCCTCGATGTTCTCGCACGTTGGACTGGCCTGTACCAAGGCCATGAGTGAGTCGCCATACATGCTGGGCTTGCCGTTGATCACAGCAATGTTCTGCAGCGCTTGCATGGGTGCCATGCCCATCTCATAACCCCACTGCAGGCAGACCAGGACATCATTGGGTTTACCCTGATATGCCCTGGGCACCATGCTGGAGCTGGCTAGCATCTCGCTGAATTGGATGGCCTCTGTGAGGGTGGTTGGCGCGAAGCCGCGCTGGTTAGTGGTTGTGAGTTGCATTCTGTTCTTCCTCTTCGATGTACTGTTTCATGGTTGTAAAAATGAGGTCGGCCATTGCGTCAACAAACACTTCGGCTTCCTCTTCTGTTGCGTTTGTTGCGTTTAGCAGCGCAACGACAGCGCGTTCGTATGCGTGCCGGATGGCGGGGCGGTCGGGTAGGTTCATGTCAGTTGTCCTTTGCAATGAAACACAGCGAGGCAACCAGCAGGCCAACGGTGCCACCGACCATGAGGCAGCCAATTGCAATGAGTGTGCAGATCATGGCTGCCACTCTTTAATGGACAGAGTGGATTGGCGCACGCTGTACGCTTCTTTAGCCGGCACCAAACGCTCGGCTGCTGCCTTGAAATTGCGCATTGGCCAGCTGATGACGTACTGCCCTGCCCGGCCCTTCTCTGCCTGGCCCAGCTGCGCCTTGATCAGCTTCTCTGCTGTTTCGATGTGAGCCTCGGCTGCCCTGATGGCGGCCTTGTTTTCCAAGATGCCCTTGGCCAGGTCGGTCACGCTGCCTGGCAGCTCGATCTCTTCTTTGCTTGCAGCCTGTGGGTAGATGCGGTCGAGCTCTTTGCTGCTGGCCGGTGGATACCAGTCGATCTCAGCGCTGCGGCGGTACTTGTCCAGCTTGTTCTCAAACTGCAGCACGGCCTTGACGATCTCCTTCTGGGTGTCGTAGTGCGGGCCGAACAGGAACACGCGCAGCTCGATGCCCTGGTAAAGCACGCACACAGCGCCCCACTTGTGGCCGGTGACCAGCATCTGGCCTTGCAGCTGGATGGGGCCACGCGCCAGGTGAGGCACGTCCTCTGGCATGGTCTTGGTCAGCTTGGCTTCCAGCACGCCTGGGCCGTCCAGCACAATGGAGTCCTGGCCAACCACGAAGATGCCCTTGTCGGGGTCGCTGGTGATCTCCTGGCCGGTGCCATTGCCAACGCCGTCCAGACTGCACGACAGCGCAACGCTGCTGTGGGTGTATGCCTGGTTGATCTCGGTGTTAAATTCGGTGATGCCCAGGCGCTTGGCTGCCTCGGTCAGGATCACCGGCTCCAGGGTGTTGCCCCAGCCCATGGCTTCGTTGCCAATGTCGGGGCGCTCTTTGCCGTCGATGGCGTTGATCGAGAACTGCAGCTCATCATTGGGCGTGCTGTACTTGCTAAAGCCCATCAGCCCCGGCAATCTGCTGGCGCTCATTGACTTGTCATCGGTTAATTTTCCGGCCATGGTTTACTCCTTTGTTGTTGCAAGAGAATACACGCGCACAATCCGCGCATGTGCTTGAGGATGGACAGCTTCAGTGAAGCCGACCGTTGTAAATTGTTTGGTTCTAAATACGGCGCCAAGCACCGATGGATGTACGCCTGATGGCACTTCGATGAATTGCCTGATGTCATTGATGGACACCTGGCCCTGCTGCTTGCACAGAACCACGGCCAGCGCCCGGCACCGTTCTAAGAACTGGTGATCACGCTGCTCAAAAATATCGAGCTGGCGCTGCTTTATGTCGCGACCAATTGCCTTCATGATTGAATCTTTTCAACCTGTTTGGCCATCAACCAATTGTCACCAAGCCGGCGAACAGATCGCACCCATTGGAGCTGGTACGAGCGGATTACGGCAGGCGGTGCATCGTAATCGGCAAAGATGCGGCGAACGTGAGTCAGGAATCTGGTATTCATGATCAGCCCCTCCATGCCAACAAAACACCCCAGCCACCAAAGACCAGGAACGTGCCCACAACGTAGGCTGCATCGATTAGTTTTTCTTTCATGCTTCTCTCCTTAATTAAGCTCTTGCGAGCAAGTTGGAAACCTGGCTTGCGTGCCAGACTGTGCCGCCCCTGGCGGTTTCAATGCCACGAGCTGACAGCTCATTGGCAATGTCTCTGAGGGTGGCTGCACCCAGGCGTGCCTGGATGTCGCGCACCATTGGCAGCATGCGTGCTGCATAGGCGTCTGCCTTTGTCTTGATGCTGGCCACACCAGCTGCGCTGCCAACTTCTGGCGTTGGGCAACCCAAGCGTGTGCCACGGGCCTTGGCTTGTGCCAGGGCAGCCTTTGTGCGTTCGCTGATCTTGCGTGCTTCCCACTCAGCAAACACTGCAGACATTTGCAAAAACGTGCGGTCAGCTTCTGGCATGTCAGCGCACACGAATGGCACGCCAGACTCCAAAAGGCCAGAGATAAAGTGGACATTACGAGCAAGGCGATCGAGCTTGGCAATCACAAGGACTGCCTTTGTACGCTTGGCCAGGCTCATGGCTTGAGCCAGCTCTGTGCGGTCGGTCTTGCGGCCAGACTCGATCTCTGTGAACTCAGCAACCAGCTCCTGGTCACCGACGTGTTGGGCAACAGCCTGGCGCTGTGCATCAAGGCCAAGACCTGACTGGCCCTGGCGGTCTGTTGACACTCGGAAGTAAGCTACAAATTTGGTCATGATCAAGCCTCCACGCTGTCAAGCAATGCGTCCAGCTTCTTGTTGAGCGAGTCAACCTTGCGCTGTGCTGCAGGCTTCAAGAAGGTCTGGCGGCCAGAGAAGTAAGCCTTGGCGCCACCGATGTAGCTGTTGGCGTTGTGTTCGATGAGAGCGATCTGGCGCTCGATGTCTGCGATCTGCTTTGCTGTGGGTGTCATGTTGAACTCCTTGCACGTCATCTGTGCGTTGAACATGGAAGGATTATAAACACAAAGCGATATCGGTGTACAACCCCCAAAAGGTGGCTATTTTCTAGGGACTTACCCTAATACAGCTAAAAATCAGTCACTTAGGTGTCCTGTCCAATATCGGAGCGATATACACTAATGCTCCATGGACAACACACTCAAACCCTTCCTCACCAGGCTGCGCCCGGAGACTCGCCTGCTGCTCGACAAGGCAGCCGAAGACCAGCGCCGCTCTATCTCATCCCTGATCGACCAGTGCGTGCGTGATCAGCTGCAGCCCCGCTACGGCCAGCTGACGCCTCGCCTGGAGCGCTTCCTGTCGGGGGTGAAGCAATGAACCACCAGGAAGCCACCAAGATTCTGGACATGGCCAAGGACGGCCAGCCGATCCCCGAGGACGTGCTGACCGAGGCGCTCTTCATGACGGGAGATGCTGGCTGCTGGCGCGACATCCCCTGCCCTGACGTGCATGCATTCGTTGAAGACATGCGCAAGGCGGGCCTGCTATGAGCGCCGCCATCTACTTCGTGGTGCCTGGTCAACCCGTTGGCAAGGGCAGGCCCAGGGCCAGCACAAGGGGCGGCTTTGTGCGCATGTACACCGATGCAAAGACTGTGACGTATGAAAACGCCATTGCACGCCAGGCTAAGTACGCAATGAATGGCATGGATCTACTGACCACGCCTATCAGCATGCGCATAGTTGCCTTCTACGGCATACCGCCAAGCTGGACTAAGCGAAAGAAGCTGCAGGCGCTTCACGGGGAACTGACACCTGGAAAGCCGGACATCGATAACGTCGCCAAAGCGGTGATGGATTCATGCCATGTGGTCTATGTCGATGACAAACAGATCACTCGCCTGGTGATTGAAAAAGAATATTCGTTTGACCCGCGCATCGAGGTCTACATACACGAAAGATTGAAATGAGTTTTGCAAAGCACCAGGTCAGCTTGAAAGGCAGTTCTGTGAACAGCCAGCCGTACAAGCTGTGCCACCGATGTGAAGAGAAGAAGCCACCCGAGGGCGGCGTGCAGACCAGCCCGCAGCGCTGGTACTGCGCAGTGTGCTGGGTGGACAAGATGAAGGGTAAGCGATGAAGTATTTACAGACTAGGCTGCGCAAGCGGCTGCGGGGCCACGACGGCATGACAACCAAGCAGCTGTCTCAATTGGTGGACTCATGCCCACGGGACATCACCAGGTCGCTCAAGGCCATGCCCGATGCGTACGTTGACCGCTGGACAGGCCCAGAGCGTGGCCAGTGGGCGGCAGTGTGGTGCGTGGTCGAAGTGCCCGAAGACTGTCCCAAGCCAGGATGAAGCGGCCATGGAAACCTCACTACCACAAGCACAAAGGCCCGGTCGAACCCGACAGGACAACGCTGCTCATGGGCGTGGCCAGAGAGCTGCTCACAACCTGGGAGCTGACCAAAGACAAAGCGCTGGTGGACAGGCACTTGGCTGCAGTGGACAAGGTCTACGGCGCCGGCAGCGAGGCATCAGTGCGCCAGTACATGCACAGGATCAAGAGAGATGAACGCTGTGGCTGAACCGATTCTTTTTGAGTTGCCCAAGCGGCCAAGGGTCAAACAGAAAGACCCACCACCCGATCAGCGCAAGGTCTGCGTGCTGCCGATCAGAGCTGTGTTTGACAAGCGCATGAGCCACGGTGCATTGCAAGCACTGGCAGCTCTGTGCGCGTACTGCAACCGTGCAGGCATCACATGGGTCAGCCAGACCAGGCTGGCCCAAGAGCTGGGCATCAGCCAGCAAGCGGTGGCCAAGCAGTTCAAGCAGCTAAGGGAATTGGGCTACCTGGAAACCGTACGCAAAGGATTCAAGGGCGAGCGCACCGACACCCTGCGCGTGATCTTCGATCCATCCATCACAGCGGAGCAAGCCATCACCATGACCAGCAACAAGGAGGACACCAGGCCGCCGGCGATCAGAGAGGAACAAGAACGCCAGGCCCAAGAGATTGACCGAGAGGGTCAAGCAAGGATCGCCAGGCTGATTAGCAAGGCACTCAAGCAACCACTGAAACAGGAGAAAACCATGCCCACATCAGGACAGACCAGGACGGTCAAAAAGATGAAGGAAGACATCGCCAAGACCAAACAGAAGCGGTCACCAGGTACACCAAAACCTGTGGACAACAGTGTGGACAACCATGCTCACATTCACAACCCACAGGTTGTACATGCAGAGGGTCTACATTCACAACCTAATCACAACCTGGAGGTTGTAGATAACACAGGAGAACACATAAGAGTAAACCTATATAAGGTTAATACTTTAAATACATTAAGAGATAACCGGTTAGTTCTGCACAACCAAACGATCAAGCAGCTGCTCGACTTCGGACTGACCGACCAGGACATCGATGACGGCCTGACAACCCTGCTGGCCATCTACGCAGCCGAGGGGATCACCCCGAAAGAGCAGCACCTGGTTGATGGATTGATGCAGATGAAGCGGGATGCTGCATGACCGAAGGCACCGCCAAGGCACCTAGATCGATCCATACGGCGCGATCACAGGCTGGTTGGCACATGGGTAGCATCACCTGCATTCAATCGCTTGTAGGCCGTTTAATCGGTTCTGTACACATTGCATACGAACGTATGGATTTTGTACAAGCAGGGGGCATGCTGCGACGTGTGCCCTTGGAAGCAATCGCAAACCATATGCGCAGGCATGACGCTCGCGATACCGGGCGCGTTGACGGGCGCGATAAAAAACGACCCTTCCCCCCTCCCCCTCACCGTAGCGTTGCGGGGACTCCCCACAATTTTTCCTCAGAATTTTCTGAACTTTGTACACTCGCCATTTGAAAGGATTGATTTATGGCATACGAACTGAAACCTGGACAAGGCAAAGCCTTTGTGAACAAGACCAAGACCGAGGACTGGCACGCGCCTTACTCTGGTGAGGTGGTTTTGCCTGATGGCTCGCTGCATTACCTGGAGATCACGCCTGGCAAGACGCAGGCTGGAGAGCATTGGTTTAGGGTGAAGATTGGCAAGCCCAAGCAAGCCAAGCCTGCTGTGGCTGCTCCGGTGGCGCAGGTGTCTGAAGACTCTGACATACCGTTCTGATGGCAAGCCGTAAGCAGCCGACGCAGATACCCAGTGTTGCTGGCTGGGGTGGCACCAGGTCGATTGAGCGCAGGCTTGAGAGATCGTCCACCTTGGCTGGCAACCGGGAGGCTGTGGCTTATGCGCTCTTGTGCATGGCCAACACGAAGATCAGCGACATCATGACTTGGGATGAGTCTGGGAATGTGACAGTGAAGGCTGCGCACCAGATACCCGAGCATGCGCTGACTGCGATCAAGTCGATCAAGCAGAAGGTTGACCGGGACGGTAACTCAACGCTTGAGATCGAGCTGTATGACAAGGTCGGGGTGCTGCGCATTCTGGCCAAGGCTTCGGGCTTGCTGGACAACCCAGATGAGTCTGACAAGCCATCGGTGATTGGGATCAACATCAAGTCCCCGATCAGTGACATTGTTGACGTGAAGGACTGACATGACCCTTGAGAAGCAATTGGTCGAGAGGATCATCGACGTGCTAAACCTAGAACTCGACACTGACCTGTCAGACCGGGCCTGGGAAGACATCTGCGACAAGAAGCTGGAGCTGCGGCAAGAGCTGCGCCGGCTGATTGGGGATCGATCTTGCCCGCCATGCCATGGAAACTGTTTTCAAGGGCGTAACTGCCCAGCAAGGAAGTAATGAGCCGCACCAAAGAACAAAGCTCCAAGCAGATGCCCTCAACTGGGCTGAACCTGGACTTCAGCGCCAGCCCAGAGGTCTGGGCCTTTTTGCAAAGCAATGCGTTTGTGCGCGGGATGATGGGGCCGGTGGGGTCGGGTAAGTCCTACGCATGCGCTGCCGAGATCATGATGCGTGCTGTCAAGCAAAAGCCCTCGCCCATTGACGGCATCCGCTACTCGCGGTTTGCCATTGTGCGAAACAGCTACCCCATGCTGAAAACCACCACGATCAAGACCTGGATTGATCTGTTTCCAGAGTCCACGTTTGGGCCTTTACTTTGGACACCGCCAATCACCCACCACATCAAGCTGCCCAGCCGGGGTGATGCAGCCGGCATTGACTGCGAAGTGATCTTCCTGGCCCTTGACCAGCCCAAGGACGTGCGCAAGTTGCTGTCGCTTGAGCTGACGGGTGCCTGGGTGAACGAAGCCAGGGAATTACCGAAGGCCGTGATCGATGGATTGACCCACCGTGTTGGCCGTTACCCAACCAAGCGAGATGGCGGGGCGACCTGGTCAGGCATCTGGATGGATACCAACCCGATGGATGACGACCACTGGTGGTTCAAGCTGGCCGAGAAGGAAAAGCTCACCGGCCAGTTTGCCTGGAAGTTCTTCAAGCAGCCTGGTGGCGTGGTGCCGGTCGATTCTGAAGACCTGCCCGAGATGCCCGAGGCCAACGATCACATCTTTGCTGCCAACAAGTGGTGGCGGGTTAACCCCAAGGCCGAGAATCTGAACAACTTGCCTGCTGGTTACTACCTGCAAATGCTGGGCGGCAAGACGCTGGACTGGATTCGCTGCTATGCCGGGGGCGAATACGTCTATGTCCAGGAAGGCAGACCCGTCTGGCCAGAATACGACGACTCTGTCATGTCTGGCGACACCGACATTGACCCCAATGTGCCCATCCAGGTGGGCCTGGACTTTGGTTTGACCCCTGCCGCCACCATTGGCCAGCGCCTACCTAACGGGCGGTGGGTGATTCACCAGGAAATTGTCACTTTTGACATGGGCCTGGAGCGGTTTGGCACGCAGCTGCTGGCCGAACTCAACGCTCGCTACCCCAACCACCAGGTTCTGATCTGGGGTGACCCCGCCGGTATGGCCAGGGACGCCATCTATGAGGTCACAGCGTTCGATTTTCTGCGAACACTGGGGCTCAAAGCCCAGCCAACAGCGTCCAATGACTTCAAAGTGCGCCGGGAAGCGTCGGCTGCCCCCATGCAGCGCCTGGTCATGGGTAAGCCTGGCCTGATTGTCAACCGCGAGTGCAAGCTGCTGCGCAAAGCGCTGGCCGGTGGCTACCACTTCAAGCGGGTTGCGGTGGGTGCCGGGCATGAGCGCTTCAAAGACGCGCCAAACAAGAACGAACACTCGCACATTGGCGACTCATTTGGCTACTTGATGCTGGGCGGTGGCGAATACAACCGCATGACCCGCACGCACCAGCTGGGTGGCCGCGCTCCTGGCATGGCCACCGCCGTTTTGGACTTCGATATCTTCTCATGACCGACCTGATCGACACCGTCAACGAAAAGCTGGCTTGCACCGGCTGCTATTTTGAGCCGATCACCGATTGGCACATCGAGCGCCTGACCGAATATGTCAGAACGCCCTGGCCAATCGATCCGCTCGACACCATTCACTTCAACATGGAGCGCGGCCCAAGCGGCGCCCTGTACTACAACGGCAAACTGCTTGGCATCATTGGCGTTGCCGTGCTGTGGAAGGGTGTCGGTGAGGTGTGGACGATCATCGATGACAGCGTCAAGCACAAGTTCAAGCGCCAGCTGATTGTCGGGGTGAGAACTGCGCTAGATATCGCACAGATATCTCTGTGTTTGACCCGTGTACAAGTAGCAATAGAATCGGATGCAGATTATGCAGAGAGCTGGCCGCTGGCGCTGGGTTTCACTCTTGAGGGTGTGATGCGCAACTTCGGAATGGACGGCTCAGATTACACACTATATGGGAGGATCAGACCATGCCAGCACCAATCGTCGCAGCTTTGATCGGAGCGGGTGCCACAGCCTACGCTGTCAACCGTTCTCAAAGCGCAGCCGAGAAAGCCAGATCGCAAGCAGCCGAAGCATCAACTGCAGCCCTTGCCAACGCAGCAGACGCAGCAAAAGCCAGAGAACTTGCGGCATCTGAGTCAGCCGCTGCCCGTGCCGCAGCCGCAACCGAAGCCGAAAGGAATCGCGCAGCCGCAGCCGCGCAAGCTGAAGCCTCTCGCTTGGCGGCCATGACAGATGCAGAAAAAGCCAGGCTCAGCGCAGCAGATCAAGCCAAACTTACTCGTGATCAGCAAGCTGCCCTTGCAGCACAGCAAACCAGTTTGACCCAAGCTCAGATCGATGCACAAAAAGCAGCGACCGCTGGCGGTCTTGAGCAGGCCCGACTATCTGCTGCACAGCAAAAAGAGATGATGGCCAGTTTGACCCTGCAACAGCAGCAATCTGCAGAAGCTGCCAAGGCCCAGCTCTTCCAGCAGCAAAAGCAGTATGAAGAGCAAAAAGCCTCAATGCAGAAGCAGGCCAAAGATCAGGCTGCTGCGCTCGATGCCGAGCGCCGCAAGATCGCTGAGCGCGAATCTGCGCAGATGACCGCACGCCGCCGCGCTGGCCGCCGCTCCTTGCTGTCAACTGCCAGGATGACACCAGAGCTTGGCCTGGCACCAGCAGCCAATGACGAGAATCAGTTGAAGACCTTGCTGGGAGCTTGACATGGCAGTCATCAAACCTGTCAACAATGTCTTTGAAGAGATCGATGGACAGCTGATCTCGCCGCTAAACGATGGCAACTCAACCCCATTTGTTCCGACTGTCAGTGAGGAAGACAAAGCTGCTGGATTTCAAGCAGAGCTGGCACGGCTTGCTGCGGAAAACGATGCCAAGATCAAAGCAGACAATGACGCAGCAGCAGCCAAGCTCAAAGCCGACGAAGCTGCCGCAGCTGCTGCCCTTAAAGCTGAGAACGACGCCGCACTGGCC